CCTGGTGGACCTGACCGGTGCCATAAAAAGTTTTACCCACTCGGCCATCTAGTAACGGGGGCGATATTTAATTTTCTATCGCCCCCGTTACATGATAGGCTGGGCAGATGCCCAAGGGAAAAACTCCAGTGGTTGGGCTGGAACGACGTGCCTGCGCAGCGTGCGGCACCGAGTTCCAGCCCTACCGCTCCTACCAGATCGCATGTTCTCGGCCGTGCCGGGATCAGACGAGGAAAGACAGCCCCCGTCGTGTCGAACGCGACCTGGTGTGCAAGACGTGCGGTGCCGCATTTGTCGGAATGTGGTCCGGTATTGGGCGACAACCGTCTTGTGAAACGTGCACAACCCATCGGGCACGAGCCAAGGACGAACGAAAGAACGCTTCACGGCGGACGGGCGGCCATCTCGAAGCAATCCAAAAGGCGCGAACGAAGCGGTACAACCTGCTCCGGTACAACCTGACGGTGCAAGAGTTCGACGCGATGCTTGAAGCACAGCACGGCCAATGTGCGCTGTGCGGGGATGTGCCGCCGCCTGGTGGGAAGCTCGCGATGGCGAGGCTTCACATCGACCATGACCACGTGACCGGCCGCAACCGCGCCTTGTTGTGTAGTCACTGCAACCGAGGGTTGGGATGTTTCAAGGATGACCCCGAGCTCCTCGAACTTGCAGCCGCCTACCTTCGATCCTGGTCGCTTGGCTGACGCCCTCGCCCGGCTCCCCCTCCGGGCGTGGGCGGCGCCGGTCACCGTCGACGACGATGTGAACCCGGGCTACCAGTTCGCCCAACTCGTCGTCGGCGGTTTCCGCAAACCGGCGTTCGACCTGTTCCGGTTCGTGCTCGACGAGTTCGCTCCGATCCACACGTCGTGGCTGGCGAGGGTGCCGGCCGGCGGGTTCATCGGCCCGCACATCGATGAGGGTCCGTATCACGAACGGTGGCATGTGCCGGTCGCGGCGGCCGGCACGTTCGACGGTCGGCAGGTCGAGGTGGGTGTGTCGTTCCCGGTGCATCACTGGGAGCCGCATCGGGTCGACAACCCGACGGCGGTGGATCGCATCCATATCGTGATCGACAGGGTCGAAATGGTCGACGTGCCGCCGGCCCCCTTCCAACGAATCGAGGTCTGATGCAAGTCCGCATGAATGGTGACATGTCCGGCACCTGCGACGGGGCGCCGTGGCCGGGGCGGGGCGAGATCGTCGAGGTCGACGAGGTGACAGCGGCGAAGCTGCTCGGCAACGGGATGGCGTCGCCGGTGCGACACAAGAAGTACGACGAGGTGGAAGCGGCCGTCGTGTCCGAGGATGACGTGGAGACGGCGACGGTGAACACGGAGCCGAAGCGTTCGACGAAGAAGACGTGACCGGTGGCGTATCTGTCGCTCGCCGACTTCACCGTGTACGTCGGTTCGGAAATCGCCGCCGACGAACAGTTCCTGGCCCGTTGTCTCGCCACCGCCGAGGACGCCGTCAACGATCATTGTCAGCGGTCGTTCGATCCGCCGGCGGTGACGTCGATCACCCGCACCTATGTGCCGATCGAGGACGTCGTCGTCACCCATGATTTCGTCGACTCGACGAACCTGGTGATCGCCAACGACGGGGTGGCGACGGCCCTGTCGACGGTGCAGCTCGAGCCGGTCAACACGACGTCTTGGGCCGGCCTGTCCCGCCCGTACTGTCAGATCCGGTTGAAGGACGGATGTTGGACGCGTGACGGCGGCCGGGCGACGGTGTCGGTGACGTCGACCCGTTGGGGTTGGGCGGCGATCCCACCGGAGGTTGTCGAGGCGACGGCGATCCTCGCCAAAGACCTCGCCCACGTCCGCACGAACCGGTTCGGGACGGCCGGGTTCGGCGAGTTCGGTGTGATCAGGGTCCGCGACAACCCGCACGTCATCCTGCTGCTCGCCAACTTGCATCATCCGATGGCCGTCGGCGTCTGAGATGGCGCTCGATCTGGTGGCGATCCGGCAGGGGCTGGCGGCCCGCATCCGTGACGGCGTAAGCCGGGAGATCAACGTGTACGACGGATACGTCCCGGCGAACCCGTCGCCGCCGTGCGTGATCATCACGCCGGCCCCCGCCTACATCGAGTTTGGGCAGACGTTCCGCGACCCCCGCTGCGCCGTCGAACTGTTGGTTTGGGTGCTCGCCGCGCCGGGTGTGGAGACCGACGGGCAACGTCTCCTCGACCAGTTCCTGTCGCGTGGCGCCGGCCAGCAGAACAGCATTTACGACGCCATCCAGATTGACCCGACGTTGGGCGGGGTGATCCCCCGGGAGTCGCTGGTCGTGACCGGCGCCGAATACCTCAACCGGTTCCTGTTCGGCGACGCCGCCGGCGCCCTCGACTGGGCGTCGATCTCCGTATCCATCTCCGTCAGTTAGGAGCTGCTGTGGCTGCACGCAAACCGGACGCGCCCCCCGTCACCGAGTCCGAAGAGGAGGCGCCGACGACGCCCGAGGTGCAGGTCGACATGTCCGACTATCCACGCAACGAGTTCGGCACCCTCCTCAACCCGGACGACGGGCAGCCGGTGTTCAACACCGTCACAGGCGAGTCACGTCACCAGTACCTCGCACGCAAGTACGAGGAGGACAAGGCGTCACTCCTCGCCGAACTCGCCGAGACGATCGACGCAGACAAGGCCGAAGAGGCCACCCCAACCCCCCAAGAAAAGGATTGAGCTATGGCCCTCGCCACCCAAACACTCGCGGCCGGGGGAGCGATGGTCACCCCGACCGCGTTCGCCGCCCCCACCGTCTCCGAACCGTTCGCCTACACCCCCGGCCAATTCCTGTGGGTGAAGAACGGTGGCACCGCAAGCATCGTCACCATCGCCCGACCGGGCACCTATCCGGCCGGTGACGCAAACACCACCTTCACGACTGGGTCGATCGCCTCCGTCGAACGTGTCATTCCGATTAGCGCCGACATGAAGGCGCCGTCTACCGGCCTGGTCACCGTCGCCTTCTCGACGGTCACCACGGTCACCGCCCTGCTCATCACTGTCACCCAATAGGAGCACCCAACAATGTCCATTCAACTGGGCGGCACGATCAAGCTGGGCACCAGCTCGGGGACGGCCGTCGACTATTCGTCGTACATCTCGAAGCTGACGATCCACTTCTCGCGTCAGACGGTCACGGTGCCGGCGACGTTCGGCCAGCCGATCGAGTCGGAGTCGGCCGGCGCCGAGAACAACACGCTGGAGATCGAGTTCTTCTCGACGACGGCGGCGGCGTCGGTGTGGCACGAGGTGTACAACGCCTTCAAGACGTCGACGGCGAACCTCTACTTCGAGGGGTTGTACAACACGACGGCGGCCGGGGCCGACAACGAACGATGGTCCGGGTTCTGTGTCGTCACGTCGGTCGACTCGCCCGGGGCGGTCGGCGATCTGCGCCAGCAGACGGTGACGTATCCGATCACGCCGGCCGGTGTGACCCGCGCCACCGTCTAGCGGTGGCGTCGAAGGCGGCGGTCGGTCTGCGCCAGGTCGCCCGGAACGTCGAGTCGTTGCCGAAGAAGTTCGCCCGCGGCTCGGCGAAGACGGTGACCAAAGCGATCGAGCAACAAATGCAGGTCGACACCGGTGGTGACCGCATCCTGTCGGGCACGACCCGGCGCGGCAAGGTCGTCAAGATGCGGACGAGGGCGAAGGTGACGGGCGACACGATCGCCATCGCCTCGATCCGACCGGCCCGACCGTTCGCGCTGTGGTTCTGGTTGGAGTACGGCACCGGTGAACCCGGTCCGACGGCGGCGAAGCACACGTGGTCGGTCCCGGCCCGCTCCGCACTCGAACACGTCCGCAAGGACATCCGGCGACAGTTCAGCGACGCAATCGGATAGGGGAGGCTTCGATGGCAGGCAAGAAGGAACAACTCGAAGTCGGCATCGTCGCCACCGACAAGGCGTCGAAAGTCATCAAGGATGTCGCCAAAGGCGTAGAGGAACTCGACGGCGAAAGCGCCGAGGTCGAACTGACCGCCGACGACAAGGCCAGCGCCGACATCACGGCGTTGAAGTCGCGGATCAAGGATCTGTCCGACGAAGACCAGAAGGTGATCCTCACCGCCGAGTCGAGTCAGTTGACTCGCGAGGTAGCCAACGCGACCCGGCTTCTCGGCAAGTTGGACGGCGAAGAGTTCACCGCCGTGCTCGACGCCCGCAACACCGCCCAGAAGAAGCTCGACGCCGTCAACGAGGATCTTGACACCTTCGACAAGCGCACCGTCGACGCCACACTCGAAGCCACCGATCACGCGTCGGGAACGATCAAGACGGTCGACGGCAAGCTCGACACCTTCGACAAGCGCACCGTCGACGCCACA